AATGTCCATTATCACACCGTATATCTGAACTTCATTCTTATTATTCTTCATCCTCCAATTTCTCCATTTCTTTTACGGAAATCTCATATACACTTTCCGTTTCTTCCCCATTAACATAAACATCACGGCTCATTAACCTGCCAGTTACTTTAATGTAATCATTTCTTTTAACGTCTACCGCCAGATCAGCACCTTTTCCCCATAAAGTGCAGCGAGTAAAGTCGGCTCTTTCTGAAAAATCTCTTGGAATTGCCACGAAAAGATTTAAAACTTTCCTGTGCGTTACTGGCGTAAGTTTTGCATATGGCTCTTTCGTGCAACTTCTGGCAATAAACTCTACTTCGTTTATATCGCCATCCGGAACCTGTTCTTCCAGGATTTCCACCTCGTCAGCTGCGATATAATTAACATTGTGGTGCTTATTTGGATTTTTAGAAGTGTCCATGCTTCTGATTGCTCCTGTTACCACAATCTCTTTTCCGTTATAATCATTGTCACGTACAATGGAATCTTCTATAACGATTGGAAACATATCTACTGCACCACTTTTACGAATAACTGTCAGCATGAATTTGTAATAGTATCTTCCGTAATGTTCGTGGCTGAACACTATTTCCCCGGCTCTACCGGATAATCTCACTTTATTTAATCTTTGCATTTACTTTTCCTCCGTTCCTAATATAATAGGAAGAAACACCATTGAGAATAAGACTGCTGATACAAAGAACACCCCGATAACATCAAATGATGTAAGCATCCATGTAATTGAGAAGATTACTGTAAACATCCCTATTCCTACAAATATTTCTCCTATTGTCTTTACCACCTCTTTCATTTTGTCCTCACTTTCTTCTGGATGTGGTTACTGCAAGTGCAGTTGCCAGAATAGCGATAATTACATTTCTTGCCATCAGCTTTTCTTCCAGATCGGCAATGATTTCACTGGAAAGTGGCTGATTTTCGCCATTTTTTTGCATAAAAAGTCCTCCTGTTATATTTTTGTTTGTCAAATACAGGAGGTTGTGTTATAATAATCCTGTATTTAACTAACTCATTCTTAGTTAGATACCGTCCTGGTTGGTGTGTCCGCACCTTCCAGGACAACTTAATCTACTTCTACAAATTTTCCGTCTTTCAACATATAGAAAGTATCTTCTTTAATGTTTTCTCCATCTACTTTTGCTGATTTAATATCTACAATATGATATTCATTATTAATTTCTTTCCACTCAGTCAGAACAATAAAACATCCGATTTTTCCCTTAGCTTTTGATTTAATTCCTGTAGCTAACGCAATGCTTTCTTTTCCTTCGACAATTGCCGCTGACTTATTTCCGGTATTGGTTGCCGCTGAATAATCTCCGGTATTGGTTGCTGCTGACCGATCTCCGGTATTGGTTGCCGCTGAATAATCTCCGGTATTGGTTGCCTCTGAATAATCTCCGGTATTGGTTGCCGCTGAATAATCTCCGGTATTGGTTGCCGCTGAATAATCTCCGGTATTGGTTGCCTCTGACTTATTTCCGGTATTGGTTGCCGCTGACTGATATCCGGTATTGGTTGCCGCTGACCGATATCCGGTATTGGTTGCTGCTGACCGATCTCCGGTATTGGTTGCCGCTGACTGATATCCGGTATTGGTTGCCGCTGACTGATATCCGGTATTGGTTGCCGCTGACCGATATCCGGTATTGGTTGCCGCTGACCGATATCCGGTATTGGTTGCTGCTGACCGATCTCCGGTATTGGTTGCCGCTGACTGATATCCGGTATTGGTTGCTGCTGACCGATCTCCGGTATTGGTTGCCGCTGACCGATATCCGGTATTGGTTGCTGCTGACCGATCTCCGGTATTGGTTGCCGCTGAATAATCTCCGGTATTGGTTGCCGCTGACTTATTTCCGGTATTGGTTGCCTTATCATCTTCCCAATCAACTTGCTCTTTTATATATTCAACGCCAGCTTTTATAATTCCGGCAATTCCAATTTCTGCTTTTACGGAAATTTTCTTTCCAACTCTCTGGCTATCATCAGATGATTTCTGGCCATTCTCTTCAAGCTCAACTTCACAATATCTGGAATCTGAAGGTGGATAATAACCGAATACATCCATCGGAAATTCGCAAGCATGGAATCCACAATTACAAATGTCTGCTGTTTCTTCTGTGTATTCTTTTCCAATTTCATACTGGAAATCTTTACACTTTAAGTCCTTGTCAAAGCCTTTAAAGCATTTCATTCTTTCTTTTCCTCCTTTGCTTCTTCTACATCAAGCCCAAGCATTCTAAATGCCATTTTCTTTGTGAAATCATAATCGTTCACGCTATTCGCCCAGGCTTCAAATGCCTTTAACCTTCCAACCAGAAGTGCGTATTCCTCATTGGCGTTCTCTGGAATATAATCTGTGCTTTTGGTTTCTCCCATGTTTAATCCTCCTTATCTTTTGCTCCAAATGTTTTAAGCATTTCTTCCAGAAGCGAAACAATCGAAATAATTGCATCTACCTCTTTGAACTTTTCCTTGATTTCTTTATCAAGTTCTTTCTCATTCATAAGACCATGCTCGAAAGAATGTCTAAGCTGCTCTTTTACGTCTTCCTCTTCTCCACCATTTTTTACGAACATCTCTTTAATTTCGTGGGTGATAATTGCATACTCCGAAAGAATATCAATCCCTTTACCAGAAATATTAACTAAGCCGTTTTCAAATTTAATCATTGTTTTTCCTCCCTATTTTCTTTTATTATCTCCCTCTGAATGGTATAATGTGTTCAGAAAGGAGGTGTGTTAAAATGTTTCTCAAATTAAAAGTTTCCTGTACTTGTCATTGTGATTACTATATAAGCGAAAGAATAAGTACAGAAAAGGTTGTGTGCCCGAATTGTGGAAAGGAACATCCTTATTCTCATAAAATAATTTCAATGCTTCATGCCGCAAATGAGATTGATGATGGCAATGTTCCCGGAGCAGAAACCATAAAAACTTCCGTTATTTCTGAATGGGAAGATATGACTGAGCGTCAATAACAATCTTCATGTACTCTAAAAAGCCTTTCGCTTCAGTAGCGGACAGACCGCATTCGGCAATTTCATTTTTTACTTTCTCTACAAGGTCGCTTGCCTTCTGTCCGTTTTTGCGGCGATATAACTGATATATTTTGGAATCATAATCGGATAACCTTTCAGAAACGTAATCATCTGCTAACATCTTACGTCCACCTCCTTAACTTGCTATTTCATTCCCAAGAAACTTATTGATAAAATACAGTTGTCCTTTTCCGGTAACTTTTGTGGTTCTCGTTACTCGGACGCTTCCGTCTGGATTCTGAACACTGGATTCCTTAACTTCAAACAATCCCTGTTCAATATATCTCTGCATTGGCATATTGTAGCTTGCACCAGTTTTCATCAGATATCCGTTTTCTCGCATCCACTGGAATAATCTCTTCTGTCCTGTCTGGACACCGTTCTGGCAGATAAGTTTTGCCAAATCCCCAATAAGGATTGATGTATGACTGGTTGACACTGCATCGGCAAAAATTGTCTTTGGTCTGTCGGCTTCGATTTTTGCTTTCTGCTGTTCAATGATCTGGTTTTTATGTTCAATAGTTTTTTGTGCTACCAGAATAGCTTTAGCCATCAATTCTGAATCAGACAAATTTTCCTGTCCCATGATATAACCGCCATTCTTTCGGATGGATGGTAGGACTTCATCTGTCACCCAATCTGTAAAACGTTGTGCCGATTCTTTTCGACTTTGGAATATTGTTTTGTACAAATTAGCTTCATTGATGTACAGAAGTTTCTGGTTTCCGCCTTTTGTAAGGGTTTCAATACTACTTAACCCCTTTTCACTCAATCTTTTCTTCACTTCTGTTACATTAGATAAGCTTAATGCTCTGCAAACATCTGATAAGCAAAACATTGGTTCATTCTCTAATGTAGCCGTCCGAATATCTCCGAACTCTGGCGAATTAAAAATCTGTAATTCGTTCATTATTCTCCTTTCTTGTTTAAAATAAGAATCTTCCTGCTAAGAATATTCCACAAAAAATTCCGATAATTATAAAAATTATGTCAACTATGGAATATCTATTCTTTAACACTTCATATTTAAGCCTTTTGATTTTAACTATTTCCTTTCTTTGATATAATCTCCTTTAGGAATGTGCAATCTCTTTTACATAGAGCACATCTGCTGGGTTAAATTTCAAACAATATTGCTTTCCGTCGTCATCCCATTCCAAACGTATCAGTTGAGCTCTAATGTCTGGTTTCACAATATCATCCGGGAACACACACGGAATTTCGATTGTTTCCCCATTTTTAAATTTGATAATTGTCATCTTCTCCTTATAATCTCTCCTTTCTTGTGTTATACTCACTATAAGAGTGGAGGTGATGATTATTGGTATTTAATGGTTTCTGCGATAAGCAGAACAAAAATTATTCCATTGAAGCTTCTCTCATTAATACTGGATCATTGGATGATTTGACGCCTAATTACACAATAGGTCGAATTAAGTGTAATTATGCAAGCAAAACTGGATGTTGTTCAAATCCGAAACAATGTTCCATTTTAAAAGCTTCAAAATAATTCTGTTTGGCTCTCTGAAATATGAGAGCCTATTCTGCTTGAAATTTCAGCATCCTTGGTGAGTCTTTAAACTTGATTTCCTCAATTTCCCCGATACCTTTCTGGTTCACCTGCAACATTTGCAAATCTGTAGATAAATCAAAAGCATTCAGATCAATGGAAAGTATAGGTTCTGAATCTCCAACTCCCTGTTTCAACTCAAAGCTTCTTACTCCCTCAAGTTTATGACCATCTACAAGGATTTCTGTGAAGATTCCTTCATTGCCATTTACTTGCCGGATTTCGATTTTTGATGTTTTCATTAGTCTCCTTTCTTTC